AAGGGCATTTTCTGTGTCAATATAGACAGCAAGACCACCCTTCTTTTGAGTGTTGAGTAGGGTGTGAGCGGCAAGTAGTGACTTACCGCTCTGTTCCAACCCTGTTATTTCACAAACACGACCAACGGGAAATCCACCATTCTTTCTGTTTGAGATGGCAAGGTCAAGGATAGTTGACCCAGTAGATACCCATTCCTTCACGATGGTTGGTGCATCATCGTCACCTTCCAAGAAGTAAGCCGTTTTGAGATTTTGAGATTTGAATTGCTTGTTGATAGTTTCAGCAATTAGACCACCGAGTTCATCGGTGAGTTCCATTTTGTTTTTTGCCATGATTGACTCCTATTAGTTGAATAGGTCGTCAAATGCGTCTTCGATTTCAGCTTTAGTTACCGTCTGCTTTTGTGGCTCTGGTGCCTTCTTGTACTCAATCTCCTCACTCTGTTCTTCAGCATGACCCATCCAAGTCTTCAATTGAGTCGTGAGGTCATCATAAGTTGGTTCAGGATAGAGTTCTGTGATTGCCGGTTGTTCCTTGATTTTCTCAAGAACTTCGGGATTTTCTGTAGCTGGTGTTTGCTTTGGCTTGATACGGATTGTTGTTTCTGCGTAACTCTTACCAGCTTCTTCAGCAGACTTTACTGTTACAACGATGTCACGTCCTTCCTTTAGGTCTGTGATGTCACCGTAGTCTGGGTCGGCGATGAATGATAGAAGTTCTTGGTAAAGTTGCTTACCAAATCCCCAAAACTTTACACCTTCCTTTTCTTGACCACGGACGAGAACAGGAACGTATGTACGCATCTTTGGTTCCAACTTACGCCCAGCAATCCAATTTTCTTTGTCACCCATCTGCTTTAGTTTCTCGGCGAATTCTACAATTGGGTCAGGACGACCGAATGATACCGGTGATAGTGTGGACTTCTTTCCAAGGTTATAGTGGAAATATAACTCGATGAAAGGATTTTCACGATTGTGAATATAAGGAACAATTCGAATTTGGTGTTCGCCAGGTTCTGGCTTCCAAATGTTTGAAGTGCGATTGTTCGCGTTCTTCAGATTGGTCAAACGGTTTTTGATAGCATCAAGATTGATTGCCATAGTGTTACTCCTAAATGTTAGTTGGTAATTGTGAACTGATAACTGCTATCAGGTCAATTGTCATTTTGATAATATACTAAATCAATGTGTAATAGTCAATAGGTAGTTTCATAAAACCCAAAAGGGTCGAGGATTATCCCCGACCCCCTGTGTTTCCAGTTTTCTTATCGGTTCCTCTCTTTTCACGAGAGGCAATCCATTTTTCGAGTGTTATTCTTTGTTCGGGTGTAAGTATTTCTTTGAGTGAATTCAGAAAACGTGTATCACACTCTTTTAGACATTCGCGAACCTTTTCTCGTGGAAGTGCCTTTAGTCTTTCTTGTGTTGATTTCTTGAGTTGAGCCAATTCACGTCTTGCGACTTCTTTTGTGATTTTTCCGGCCTTTACCAATTCTTTGATTTTATCTTCTTCGATTCTTGCGTTCATAAGAATCTCACGTTCAGCTGTCTTGAGTGTTTCGATACAAGATTGTGTACATTCTTTGTGTTGTGTAAGTAATCGTTCTACAAGCGGTTTTTGTTCTGCTGTAAGATTCAAAAGACGAAGTAAGTCAACAAATGGACTAGGTGTAACCTTCTTACCATTATCTGGCTTTGGTCTTTCAATTGGCTGTTCTGAAATAGAACCGTCTGAACCAAGTGTCATTGTTGTGTACATTGCCTCTGGTTCTGTTGGACCGGTTTCTGTATTTGAGCAACCGATGAATACCAGTGAAATGATGGCAATGAGTGAAAGAGATAGTGACTTCATAAAAACTCCTTGATAAATGGGTATTGTAAGAAGAATACAAATCCCAATGAAAAGTTACAACTACTTCCTATTTCGTTTCATGTCCAACAAAGATTCACGCACCAACCGCTTTACAATACGCCTGAAGCTTTCTTCAGTCTTTGTCTTTTCTGTTTCCGTTGGCTTCGGTTCGTCTGCTGGTTTTTCTTCTGGCTTAGATGCTTCCGTCGATTTTGGTTCTGATTTAGGTTCTTCAGTGGGAGTCTCTTCCGGTTTTGGTGTCTCTGCCGGTTTCTCTTCTGGCTTCGGAGTTTCCGATGGTTTTTCCTCAGGTTTCTCTTCTGGTTTTTCCTCAGGTTCTTCGGCAGGCGGTTCTTCTTGTTTTACAGTTGATGTGATGGATGTGTTGAGATTAGAGTTCAGATTATCACTGAAACCGTCGAGTGTATCTTCCATCTGACTGAACATCTCACGTTCATCACTTGTCAGTTTTCCGTTTATCATTCTCTCAATCTTTGAAAGAACGCGGTTTATGTCTTGCATTCTCTTATCAGATTCTGCCTGTGGTGTTTCTTTAGATGTAAGAAAAGCCAATGTCTTGTACAAAGCCTTGATTGGGCCGTTGTTGTAAAATCTTTCTGCAATAGCAACGAGTTGTTCTTTCTTGTCTGTATAAACTTGATTCTGTGACATACTCTTCAACATAGAGTATACACCCTTGTTGCCGAGTTTTGGAAACGCAACTGATAGCATACCACGTTGTTTTTCGACGACTGTTGCTAAGTCAATAAAGACCATCAAAGATGTTGCGTTACCTGCTGAGAGTAATGTTTCCTCATGTAATTGTTTCATAGTTTCCTCTTATGGTATCGGTGTTATGAGACCTTTTTGTTTATCAAAGTATACACTGATGCTTGTCTTCTTGTTGAAGAAGTGGAGCTTGTTTCCATATGGCTTCTTGTACTCGTAGCCGAGTTTCCGAATCGCCTGAACAATCTCCTGCTCTTTATACTTACTAACGTCGATGACATTATTTGGCATCATTGATGCATCCTTGAGAAATTTCTGTATCTCATTGAATACACCCTCAAATCCGTCCGCCTCAGCAAGAGAGGCAAACTCCTTACGGATGGACTCGATTATCTCGTCTGTTTCTTTTATTAGTTTCAGTTCATTCATCATAATACTCGGTAAGTAAAACACACCATATAGAATAAATATGAGGTTAGAGACGTTTTACACGACGTAAACACGACTCACATCCGTCTTTATTATCTTCAGTCCCTCTGGCTTTTTGATGAGCATCTTGTCACGATAAATCTCCCAATCTATTCGGTACGACTTATCAAGGACACCGTTGTTCAGATTCATAATCAATTCATTTAGTGCATTGATTGTGTAGATCGTATTTGTTTCCTTTTTACGATGTACGAGTATCGAACCAGGCAAAAAGTCTTTGTGTGAATCCAAAAGAATGTTGTAGGACAATATGAGTTCATTTATCAGTTCAGTTGATTTCAAAAGGAAAACCTTCCCACTCAGAACTGTAAACTCACTTCTTATATCATCGAGTTTCTCATCTATTTCATACTTCTTTACAAAGGTACATACAAGTTGTGTCTTCAATAATCCTCTCTCATTTGTTCGCGAATATTTTCCATGACCTCCCGTACTACTGCCGTATTTTCAATTTTCGTATTCAATACCTGAAGAAGTTCGTATAAGTGATCTTCTCGTTTTAGGTCGATTATTCCTGACGGTATTCTCCGTGACCACTCAGTTACTATTGAATCAATGTCTAGCATAGGTTTCCCCGTAATGATAAGTTATGTCTATAAATATGATTCCATGCTACCAAAATCATCACCGATGGAACATTTGGTCGTCATACCATCCGTCTCAAAGACTCTTTGTAGAGATGAAATCAATCCCACCTCATCTGACGGAACATCAAATACAAAGGCATCGTAAAGGTACATACACAAAACGGTCTTCTTCCCATCCAATAGGGATAGAATAGTTTTCAACTTTCGCACATTGTATTCAGTTTCAAGAGATTGTAGGAAATAATTGAACACCTTATTTGGTGTTGGGTCTTCTATCTCACGAAATCTCTTGTGGTAGAAGTATGATTCAATGTACCCACTTTCACTGTACTCTTGATATAGTTCATCAATCATTGCCTGAACTCTTTGGAAGAACGGGTGTTGTATGAATTGGTCTGTAATTGTTCCATAGATGTTTTGGAATACTCTCGACTTTACCTCATCATATGGAATATCGAGACCCAACTCTTCCTTTATTTCGTCGTATGGGTGTTTAGTGAACTTATAGTCAAGAATCTTTGCCAGAAGTTTGATGTGGAAAGCATCATAGTCAAACTGAACAATCTTTCCACCTTGAAACCGTGAGTGAATCTTATTACGTGTACCGTCATTTTTATTCAAGGCAGAGAAGTTGAAGTTATTCCACGAGTTACTTGGACGAGAAGTCGCTGTATACCACATATAGTTCTGTTTCTTCGTGTCCCCACTGACGGGTATTTCATTCTGTTCTATCTCCATCAGTCTATGGGTAAAGTCCTCACAGTAATCAATACATTCCTGTGAGATTCTGTCTGGCTTGTAGTATGGAAGGGTAAATAGAATGATATTCTCTGCGAATTCAATCAGCTTCGAAAGGGGAATTATCTTGGTCAACTTCTTTGATGAATAAAACTTAGTGTGAAAATTTTCCATCACACTTGTGTAAAATTCTTGTATATTCACATGGTCGTGAATGTAGTAGTGTAGGTATGAATTCAAGTCTATGCCGAAATCAAATCCATGATACAACATCCCCTTTTTGTTCAGGACAAGTGAATTTTGGTGTAACTTCAATGATTGTAATGTCTGTACCGACTCTAAAGCATCGGGATGTGTGAAATTGATAAAGGACGTAGTTCCATCTACAAAGTAGAGATACAAGCCAACCACTTCCGTTTCAGATGGATGTAAGTTGTTGTTTGAGAAGAATGGAACACAGATACACGGGGTATCCTGATACATGGTGCCTACTTATCGTAAATGGAAAACTGAATGAAGTTCGTTACTTGTTTTGCCAATATAGGAAATTTCTGTGAGAACTTCAAAACAATCCTACGATTTGTATCTACCACACCTGGCTGTTTCAGGATATTGTTTTCCACAACGTCATACTCAGGGCCAATAAGTTTCCAAGGCATTTCAATCAACTCATATAGGTGTTGATTTATACCACCACCGTTTACAGTGTAAGTGGACGCCTGTTCTGCATCGATCTCAATAGGTAGACGAGTATGTACTTCGTTTCGTTTGATTAGAAAGTACCGAGTCATCAGACCGTTTTTCTTTTCGACTTCACTCGGTCTAATAGGATACTGAATTGGTGGTAAAAACTTGTGGAGTTTTATAGGCCCAACGATTTCTTCTTTCTGACCGTTGATACGTTTATAGTGTGTCAAATCTACGTACCTAAAGTAGGAACGGTTTTTTCCAGGTCTGTATGGAATCAACTTACGTGACTTTGTGGGATGCCAGTCTGCCTCTGAAAACACCTCTCCCGTTGATTCATAGTAGTGATATGCGCCTATGTAGTTTTCCCATGTCTCCAAATCCATAAGGTAATACCCATTCGTAAATTGACTACGAACGATTTCAGATTCGGGATAGTATATCTTTCTACGCTTTACCATATCAACTTCCTGCGTTCAATCGTGATTTTGTTTCTAAGGTTGTTTCCCAAATACCATTTTGAATCGTGTGGTTTATTTTGGTGATAACAAACACGAGACCTTCTTTGTTGTATGTGCGGGGAACAAGTGTTGTCTTTATGACATCACCAAATTTGAATCCGTTTATTCCATCAATTGTCAATGATAGGTTGACGGGATATAGTGCCTTGTTCAACCAATGTGCCTGTGATGTATTTGAGGCCGCACGTTTATATGACGCATACGCACCCTTCAAGTCTGTGTGGAACTTATCACTCGCACCTACATCTGCCAAGGCGTCTTTCGTACTCTGTATGATTGTCTTCGTTTTTGTCAACTCGTCTGAACTACCACCCTGTCCTGTTGCCACATCTATCTGTTGTGAACCACCTTTCTTACCACTACCACGAGCATCAACATAGGCAGCTGCAGCGAGTGGGCCGGGTGGTTTTGAACTTATGTTTACGGATTTCATAATAGGTGCAGCGATGTTTGCGGTAAACATATACGGTGTAACCGCATCAGTAACCGCTTTTGCTATGTTTGCATCTTCAACACTGAGTATTGCAGTTCCATTTGATTGAAGCCCTGGCAACGTACCGGGGTCAATCAATCGGGTAGTCAACTGGTATGTTTCACCTGAGGCGAAGTTTATCTTCTTTATCAAAGCATCCCAAAAGTTCGTGAGATTCTTATAGGTTATGTTTGTCTGATTGTCTTTCAGAAATTCACGATACGTTTCTATAACACACGTTGTTGAAACAAGTATGTTTCCAACGTTTACAGGGTTTCCAAGGAAACCATTACTACTAAATGGAACAAATCGTCCATATGCACCCATCTTTGCGTCTGGAAAGAATACCTTATCTGGCATAGTAGATACCACATCCTCAAGATATTGAGTGATATTCCCGTCGATTTTTACTTCAGCGATACCACCGACGGGACTTCCATTCTTGATAAGAAGACCATTCATAAACTTAGCTATAGAACCTAACTTCACAAAGTACGTTGGTTCGGCAATTGGTTTCGGTGGTGGGACATTTGACCAGGCGGGAGGATTTGCAGTTGCATCGGTAGATGCACTTTGATTTTTGAAAGTTTCCTCACGAATTCCACGTGCCTTTTTACCCCCAGCGTCAAATAGATTGTTGATGTCACTTGCCGTCCACTTCTTATCAGATGCCTCAAGTTCTGTCCTCTTCCTAGCAAGTTCTGCATCACGATACAACTCAACCCTCTTCGCTAAAAGTTCAGCAGACAATGTATAGAGTCCTGTATTTTTATCTGGTTCACCAGCACCCTTGATGATTTCTTTATCAACATCATTATTTGGATCCAATTTTGCCTGTTGACTTTGACCACTCTTCCTGTAATTATCCGCCTCCAAATTCTTTTGTACGTAGATATTTGCGATAGCATCTATCTCAGTATTTTGGGCTTCACGAGTTTCTTGTAACTTTTGATCTTGTTGTTTCTGTTGTTTCTGTGCATCTGTCAGTTTCTCGTCAGGCATATCACGAACCGACCGTGGTATAGCAACCAACCAATAAGTAAAACCATTACCACTGAATTTTGACATGGATTTAGTACCTGTATATTCAATAGCAGGCCCGTCTATTTGTGCCTGTGTGTTTTTGTCTCCACCGAGTCCGGCAACATCTTGTTCGAGAACACCAGCTAAATCACTGTTTGGTATAGGTCTATCTTGTGGGTCTTTTACATCGGAATCAGGATCGGGATTGTGTTGTTCACCAGAGAGACCAATTGCTATTGTTGCCTTTGAAACAAAGCTGACCTTTGCACTGATTGCCAAATCAGGTTGAACGGACCACTCGAAGTTGTAAATGATTCCCTGCATCTGTCCTCGATTTGCCTTTGAGTTTGAACGAACAGACCATCCCCATTTTGCAAGTATAACTTTTCCTGGTTTGAAGTAAGCACGTTCTATCTTCTCCATACTAAAACCACCGGCGGTTATGTTTGGATAGACAGTGAAGTCAAATGTTCCCTTTAGAAGAGAACCGATAGTTCCTTCGTTTGAAATAGTCAAGGACTGAAGTAGTGGATATTTTGGAACATTTCGTATTGGTTCATACAGAAGAAGCTTACCCTTTTCATCAGACATCAATTTGGAGTATTGAGAACCGAGTGCAACAGAGTTTCCACCGTCTTCGGAGAAAATCTGTGCCCATGCAACTTTTCCATACGACCAAAACAACTTTGTTGGATCACCCGATTCGGGTGTACGTACACGTGTACCATAGGCATTTGCCCTAAACGATAACTCAGATGAAACGGAACCATCAACTTGTTGATAAAATGGATTTACATATTTTCCACCTATAACCGGCATTTTACCTCCTACTGTTCAATTCTGAAATCATAGCAGAAATCGGTGCATACTCATCAAAATAAGGAATACGAATTACTAAACCAGGTGGGACAAATAAAGAACCGTGTCCAATTCCGTTTGCCTTTGCGATTACGTGCCAGAATAATTCATCCCCGTAAAACTCTTTAGCAAGATTATCCAACCTATCACCCTCTTGTGCAAGGATGTAGGTATCATCTGCGTGAAGCGTACTGAAGGTGGGGTAGATAGTCGTCTCTAACCTTCGAACAGATGACACAGAACCTTCTGTGTTTATCTTCCTAGCATTAGTTACGATGTTTGCATTTTCATATCGTGATGACATTATTACATCCTTCCGTTATTAGTAACCGGGAACATTTGCAGTTTGATTCTTTTTCAAGTTGAATGTCTTTCTCATATAGTAAACAGCTGCCGCTTTACCAGCAGGAATTCCTTCGTAACCCTCCAATGCAGCTTTTCTGAGTGCTTCGAGGTGTGTTCTAAATGTTGCATCCTTTGGTTTTTTCGATGACCACAGCGCGTCATATGCTTTGTTTTCCTCACTACTTATAGCGACCCAAGTCGTCAAACCGGTTGGTAGTGGTGATGGTGGGATAACCCCGTCTTTTGGACGTGGTATCGGTGAATCCGTCTTACCATCCTTCTTATCCGTATTTGCAGGAGGTGTTTTACTTGTAGTCGAACTTGTACTTCCATTTTGACCAGCTTGTAGTAGTGCAACACCCGTCAAGTTTTCTCTTGCCGTGTTGGCCCGAACGATTGGTACACCCGGTATCGGTGTGTATGAACCACTCATCATTTGTTCAAGTGCAGTTGCCTGCGTCTTTGGTAAGGCACTTGGATTTACAAAATTACTCGTTGGTGTTGCCGCGTTTGGTTTTTCTGTGGCGGAACCACTTGTTTGCGTTCCATTCGACTTTTGAGGATCTGGTTCAGGGTCACTCGGGTCAGGAGAAACCGTGATAGTTTGTATTGGTTTTGCCGCATATGGTTTACCATTGTCATATCCTGTGTAAATAACCGGAGTTCCCTTGTCCTCATACTCAACAAAGTAGTTGACACGATTTGGTGAGTTGTGTGGAATAAGTCCCGTCTCAACATTGGTTCCGGTTGTTGTATCGTCGTATAGACTGTACATGACACCACGGAACTCTGGTCGGTAAACACCAACAGGTACGAATGAAACACTAACATCAATGTGTTTAGGTAATTGAAGAACGCCAGGCGAACTTAGTGCCTTTATAGTTGCGTCATTCAAGTTCATATCTTCAGGTAACTTAGCGGTTTCCCAAGTTGTTTGTTGATTATCAAACGTATAGCTCAATGAAGAAATGTATCCCGGCATTTTACGATACAAGTGACCTATGTTCAGACGAACCATTGGGCCTCTCATAAATCCGTTATCACGATATTCAGGTGCCGTCCATGACGCAAGATAATTCAATTTACGCCATGATGCACGCATCTCATCACGAGAACCAATGTGTACGGTAAAGTCAAACGATACCTCACGCTCATAACCTTGGTAAACGTAAAGTGGATCTGCACGACCCATGTACTTTACTGAATTCCAAGATGGTTTATGGTTATCTGTGATACTACCGAATGTTGCTCGGAATACAATAATCTCAGCAGGACAGTTATCGTGTCCTTGTAACACAAGACTTGAGAAGTAAAATTCAATCAAGTCACGTGTACCATTCACACCACTTTCTGCCAAAGTTGTATTACCCAACTCGTATGCCAATCCAGTATTGATATTGAAGTTTGCCCTCTTGTAATCAATAATGTTTATTCTGTCACCACGGAAGTACTGTCCTTCTTTTTGAATAGGTACACCATAGTCTCTAAACTCTTTGTTTCCGTTTTGTTGTATGATTTCGGGGTTGTCAAACTTCGCATATCTAACACTACTAATGAACGGTTGATCTCGACGTACACCTGGTCTACCTTGGTCACCAAATCCATAACGTTCTGAAAGATTACGAGTCCCAAATCTTGCTATGTTTGGGTTGGTTACAAAAGCACGACCCTGATCATCCGCTTGTGAGCCCGATGCAAAATCAACTCCCACGTCCGCCCTAAAGTCATTGAAGTACTTGTTGTTCAATCTGTTGTTTCGACGTAGTTTATCATAGTTTGCAGTTCTGTACTGTTTTATCAAACTATCCTTGTCAACATTATCAGGATGAACTGAATTTGCAAGTAACGTTTCGGTCTTACCAAGATTGATGGAGGTTCGTCTTTCTGTTCTCGAGAATTGTGTATCGTGTCTCGGACTGTATGGGTTTACTCCACTGATGATGTTGTTCTGTTCCTGTTGTATGTTCGGACTACCAGCTTCTTGTGATACATCATTCAATTCTTTCGGTCCACCCGGTAAAAGGTACGAAAGTGCCTTGAGTAAACCACCGACTCCATTTTCTTTTAGGTATGAACCGTAAGTTGTTGAATACGCATAAAAGGTATCACGTCTTGACTCAGGTGTATACGTTGGTTCACGTTGTGCTCGTAAATCTGGAGCAGTAGTGTAGTGAACGAGGTACGGGTGGGTCGATCTGTGAATACGTGTACCACCTATACCTAAGAACGAGCTTGGGCCACCAAAGTTTGAAGAGATACGTACTATCTCAGAGTTTCCACTTATATCCTGTGGTATAGATGGTGGTGGAGTCGGTTGCTGACCTTCCTGGTCGGTAGGTGTTGGTGTTTGTGATGGTGTAATTGAAGGCGTGAATGAGTTAGGTAATAATTCCTTCATCAAACCAATCAAACGATTGTAATTTGTTTTGTTATCTGTGGTTGGTTTTTCTAATTGACTAAACTGTCCCTCGGCAGTTCCTTGTGCAGTTAGTTGTAATTCACGTGCAACAGTTGCCTTTTCATACATATTCAGTCTACCACTGTCAAGTAGGTCGAGAGTACTTATACCATGTCTCGGTATATGGAAACCAACCCTTGCGGTTGCAACGTTTGCAATTACCGATAGTGGATTGAATGTCAGTGTTGTTGATACCCCCGCAATTTGACTCAACTCGTTAGATGGATTTATATCCACAACCGGGTTCATAAATTGAAGTCCAACTTGTCTTACATTCCAAGCAAGTCCTTTTATAGAAGTCAGGAATTTTCCAATGCGTTGTGAATCAAAGATTACACGATCAACCATAGTGGCTATACCAGCACGTGCAACACCATCATCAACACCACGGAAAATTCCACCCCAACGTTCAGGTTCCAACCCACCTTGAATACCACGGAGTACAAACGGTTGATTCCAAACAAAGTCATAATTGAAAGAATCATCACGGAGATTGAACTTGGAATACTGTGCATCCAACGGTGATGGCGAACGTCTTGTTATCGCCCACTTTGTTAGATAACCCCTTTGTTCTGTGTTGTCTTTTACACCACGTTCGTATTTGTTCTCATATGAACCAGCGATTCCACCTGTAACTATATCGGGTACTTGATTCTCAAGTGTTGCTGAAAGTGTACCATTTGACCACGGACGTTTGCCTAACGATAGTGGTGCATACTTCTCTTGATTGATTGTCTTTATACTACGTCTCTGTGCCCTTGCAGACTCTATATCAAATCTACGGGATGAGTCTTCGTCAAAACGAAGAACAGGATCGATAATAGGGTAGAGTGTACTTTCACCACCGGTCATTCCAACCATGAATCCTGTGCGTTCAGACGGTGTATATCCAAAAAATGTAGTGAACGGTACGTTTTTAGGTATCGCGAGATTTGATGAACCGGCAAATGAGAAACGAGAAAACTGTTGTGATAACTTTGTCTCAGTCGTTGAAAACAAACGAGTGAATCCTTCAACTGACTCTGGATTCTCAGCTGTTATTCCTAAGTAGTTTACTTCAGGTGCCTCTTGACGAGTTCCCGTCCAACCAAAGGTACTATCTCGTTGTGCAAGTTTTGATTCCACTTTGGATGTTATATCCACACCACCGTTTTTCAAGTCTTCATTTACTTTAGCGTTACCCGGTATACCGAACAAAGATTCACCAACATATTCTGATGTTAGTGACTGTGGAAATGAAGTAAATCCTGTTGCAGAAAGATCATTGAAGAAATTCGCTGTGTTTGCAGATTTTGGATCGCCCTTGAATGTGAATTGACTTGAGTCTTCCACATATTTGGTTTCATTCAAAGCAACCTTCAAATCAAAACCACTACCATTCGTGTTTCCAAGAAAATCAACGGGTGTTGGTGTAGAACCTTGGAATGTAAATGTACTAGAATCCTTCACATACTTTGTTTCAAGTAAAGGTGTCTTGTTTACAAACCCACTTCCGTTTGTGTCTGCAAAGAAGTTGATTTCCGTAGGCAGACCACCTTTGAATGTGTACTCCGATATGTCCTTTACATACTCGGAACTCAACTTCTGTGCAAATGTGGTAAATCCCTTACCTTGTGTATCCGTGAAAAAGTTAGTCTTTGGTGCAGACCTATTTGCACCTTTGAATGTAAACTCGGAACCATCTTTTACATACTTGGTTACCATTCGTTGTGGGAATTTTTCAAATCCCTTTGTTGCAAACTTCTTGGTCAGGTCAACGTAGTCAGTCTCAGGTGCAGACTGTGCACTTCCATCGAAAACAAATCTCGAGGCATCACGAACATATCGTGTTACCATAGACGGTGCTATTTTCTCAAATCCCTTTGTTGTACTACTACGTATCAGGTCGAACTGGTCAACCTCAGGTGCACTCTGTTTGTTACCATCCCAATCATAGATAGAAGAATTTGGTATGTACTTTGAATCATAGAGTTGTGCAAACCTATGGAATCCTGTTGAAGTGCTCTGACCATTCAAGTCAAAGTAATTCACTTCAGGTGCTTCTTGTTTATTACCGTCCCAATCAAATCGTGAAGACTGATGGATATACTTTGTATCGTATTGTTGAGCAAATCTATGAAATCCCGTTGTAGTGTTTGTACCATTCAAATCAAAGTAGTTTACCTCGGGAGAATTATTCTTATCACCAGCAAAGGTAAACACAGATGAATCAGACACATACTTGGTATCAAGTGCCTGTGCAAATCTATGAAATCCTGAAGTCGTGTTTCTTCCATTCAAATCGAAGTAATTGACCTCAGGTGACTCGGTTGGATTTCCTTTGAACGTAAATAGCGATGAGTCGGGAACATACTTTGAATCCAAAGATTGTGGAAATCTGTGGAATCCTGTAGTAGTGTGAGTGGCACTCACATCGAAGTAATTTACTTCAGGTGCATTTTGATTATTACCATCCCAATCATAAGTTGAGGACTCGTGTACAAACTTTGAATCATAGAGTTGTGCAAATCTGTGGAATCCGATGGTAGTATTCGTACCATTCAAATCAAAGTAGTTTACCTCCGGTGAGGATTGTCTATCGCCACCCCAAGTAAATGCAGAGGCATCACTGACATACTTTGTATCATACAACTGTGGAAATGTTTGAAATCCAGCATTTGTGTACTGACCTGTTACATCAAAGTAGTTTACGGCTGGCGCAGATTGTCCAACCCCATCAAAGTCATAGATTGATGAGTCAGGTATGTATCTTGAATCATATATCTGAGCAAAACGGTGGAAACCATTTGAATTCTGACCGGTGACATCAAAGTAGTCCACTTCTGGTGCCTGACCACTCTTGCCCTTCCAAACAAATTCGGATGCATCTTGTTTATACGCAGTTTCATATTGAATCACAAATGTCTTGAATCCGTCAGATGCGTATTGTTTAGTTACATCAAAGTAATCTACACCGGTTGGTCTTGAAAATCCAAACTTAGAACTTTCAGTATTGTAATCAGTCTCACCCACACTAGCAAACTTTTTGAACCCCACACCGTTTGTATCGGTTATGAAGTTTGTTGTTGGTGCGGCTGTGCTGTTACCACTCCACCCAAAAACAGAATCACCTGTGTATTCAGTTGAACCTTGTTGTGCCCTTACAACAAAACCTCTTGCATTTGTGTCCGGGAAGAAGTTTACTTGTTGAGTACCAACTATTGCAAGTGAAGTACCTTCGGTATTTTCGTGTCTACCACCTGGAATTGTCTTTATTACCGTATCCACGTTCAACGATGACCTGTCAGTTGTTTGTACGGATTCCAAGTCATAACGTTCAGTATCAGGTTCTTGTGTTGGCTCGATATTTGCCAATCTCGAAGTTGTTACGAATCGAACTGGTTTTTCATCACGATTCAGAAAACTCTCGTCACCCGCTAAATGAAACTCCCCGTTCTGAACACGAAAGACTTTTGTGTTTGGATCTACAACAAGACCTTGCTTTATTGTCTCTGTTATGATGTTTGGTGTCTGTGCCTCGGGTACGAGTATCAATAGTTCAGACTTCTGAAGTGCAAGATTCGGGTCAATCACGTTATTGAGTGGTGAAAACAAATCCTTATTGATTACAACCGATTGTCCACTTCTATCCGTTGACTGTTCGGGACGTGTAATTGGTATGTTTGGGTTTGTAACGTTACCACTCTCAGTTCTTATTTCCGTTCCACCGATGACAGTACGAGCCGGTGACAGATTCGGTGATTGTGCACCTCTTTCAATTTGTTGTTCTGGTCTTGTGATTTCTATTTCAGGAATGACGATGTTGTTTGTTGTATCATTCTCAACACGCACAACATCAATTGGTGAGTTCAAGTTATTTGTCCCAACATTTGTCTTTGTAACAATGATGTTAGATTTATCTAATCGACTAACAAACACTTCCTGACGTATATCGTCAAAACGTGATTGCACTTTATCCAATGATAGAGCATTCACATTTCGTAGACTAAATTCCTTATTGATATTCGAAAGACGTGACACGGAGTTTAGTGTCATATCTTCCATTGCAACTTTGATGATGTCATCAAGACGGGTTGAGTTCAGTTTCGTCTCAACCGGAGTAGTGTTGAATTTCTCGACCTGTGTTCTACGCGAAGACAACTTGTCCTCTATTGGAGTTTGGTCTGGTCTTGCAATCTGTTGTTGCATAGACTTCAGTTTCTCAGTTATCGGTTGGAACGTTGCAAAGTTTTTGTTACTCGTGGCTTTAGATGCCTCGGGTGTACTCTTAGGTTCCCTTGAAACTTCAGAACGAAATTTTGATAGGTCGGATTGTAAATCTACTAAAGCCATAGTCCTCTACTGTTGTTTCATATAAATATGGAATGGTGAGGATTATTAGGCAGTTCTACCATAGGTGTTATCTACCTTCACGTTGTATGCAGACTTGAAGTCTATTTGTGTCTTTATCTCGTCAATGACTCTTTCACCAAACTTGATTACAGTTGGTGTATTAGCTGCCTGAGTCATTACGTTGATAAGTGTATCGAGCTTCTTCTCTACGTTTGCCATTGGGTTACCGGCACCTTCTTTACCACCACCTTGTTGTGTCAGTCCAATACCAACGGGTTGTGCCGTTTGACTTTGTGTTGAGAACATTCCACCAAATATACCACCCCCACCTGTTTGTGCGGCTTTTACTTCTTCCATCTTTTCAATGATGGTGTCAATCTTATCTGTGTCAAAGTCTTTCATCTTACCAATTTGGTCGGCGAAGTAACCAAACGCATCGGCAAGTGAACGTATAGCCAATGAAACACCATCTAACTTCGATGGATCCAACTTTGCCATAATATCCATTATCTGTTCAACCGGCGACTTAGCGCCAAACATGGCAGATAACCCGGCACCTATACCACTCATCAATCCACCGGCACCAAAGTTTAGAATTGCCTCACCGAGTATTCCTAACTTGTCAGCAACACCTTCGAGTTTTTCATCGTCGATTGCAGTAAGCTTTTCAATATCCTTTGTTATGTTCTGTAGTGCAACCGAACCAAGTGCAATCGCCGATGCAACAACGAGGAGACCGGCACCTAATACAACGAGTGCAGCTCCAAGTGCAATGAATCCAACAATACCGGCGGCAAATAAAGCACCACCAACACCCGATGATATGATTGCCCCGAGTCCAAGTACAGCCGCTGTCAATCCGACTAATGCGATGGCGGCTATTCCAAGGGTTTCTAACTTTATATTTTCGAACATCTGTAAGGCACCACCAAGTATGTATAGTGCACCCGCCATTGCAATCAACGCTATACCACCCTCTATCAATGAACCCTTCATCTTTGATATTGCGAATAAGACGACGGTCAGTCCCAATAAAGCAAGACCAGCTTTACCCATGTCTTCTATATTTACAGTTGCGAATTCTTGGAGTGCCTTGGCGGTAACCCACAGAGCAGCGGCTACTACGAGTAATGCAGCTGCCCCTTGTAACATTTTCTTTGCATCAAGTTTCTCGAAGAACTCAGATATTCCACCACCTTTCTTCGGAGAAGCGGCTTCGGTTGAGGACAGTGCATCGGCTCCATCCGAAACCAAGTCGTCTGCCTTATCACTAAGCAAACCCGTTGCCTTATCTGTTACAGAGTCCTTAGCCTTATCAGCCAAATTTGAAGCAACGTCTTCACCAGCCTCGGATACTTTTTCTGTTGCGGCTTCCTGTGCCTTTTCTGTCAAACTTGAAACCGCATCCTCTGCCTTGTCACCGACTTTTTCAGCAATACCACCGGCCTTGTCTGCAAGTTCATCCATGACTTCAGACCCCGGTCCTTTGATGTAATCGAACAACTTCGATGCACCATCCTTTATTGCACCGAAACCATCCTTTACAAGACCGATACCGTCCTTTATCTTCTTACCGATGTATACTGTTGCGATTAGACCAAGTAATCCAGCAACAGTCCACAGAATTGGTTCAAGTAGTTTTGCACTGTCAACAACACTCAAGAACTTATCAGCCATCTCGATGAGTGGTGTAATCATCTTTGCCAACTTCTCTTGTATTTTCGTCATTGCATCCGCAAGTTTCTTCTTTGTTTCTTCGGATTCTTTTTCTTTCGCCAAGTTTCTAACATAGTCTTTATATGCCTGACTTCCACCTTTTGCTAATTCCTTATTTAGTTCTTCGGCATTCATCTCCTGAAGCTTCTTCATCTTTGCATCGTCGATACCGAGTTCTTTCAGTTTCTCCGCGTTCGTCAACATTGTAGTCATTTGTTCAACAGTCATACCCATAGCATCTGCCATAGATTTCTGTTGGAGTGGCCCCATTGCCTGAAACTCTTTCAGGGAACCAGCTTGTCTCAACAATTCGTCTTGGAGAGAAGCCACATCGCCCTGAAGGGCATATGCACGAGCTGCATCAAGATTGAGATTCTTACCTGTTAGGACACGTGCCTCCATTTCTTTTTCGAGAGAAGACTCAATGTCCAGCATTCCCATACCGATGTCCTGAACTTGTTTCAGTTCCATACCAAGTAACTTTGCCTTTGCGGCCGCCTTGATAAGTTCTTGTGTTCCACCCTTGAATCCAACCGCAACTTCTTTTGGAACCTTTGAAAGTAACTTCAATGATTCCTTACTTGTCATCAAACCTTTGTTTAGAGTTGTTGCTTCTGCGGTGAGTTGACCCATACTCTTGCCGGACATTGTGGCAAGGTCGTTGATGTTTTTGATTTCATCGGATGATAAACCAAACTTCTCACTCAATACAGTTGTATCTTTTACAAGTTGTTTTGCCTTCTCGTCACCAGCGGCGAACTTAGAGGCAATATCAAGACCACCCATTATTTCAGATGCAGTCTGTACACCCTTAGCTACCTCGGCTGCATTTACACCAACGATTCCCATTTCACCTGCAACGTCTGTTGCGGCGTGATGAAGTTCTATCGCTTCATGTTTCGATATTCCTAAGTCTTGACCAAGTTTTGAAACTTCCTCGTCTACCTTACCAAAAGATTCAGCTATGAAACTAACTATTGATAGAAGTCCACCAATAGCGAGTGCCTTCATAAACATAGGTGCCATGTTGAGAAGTCCCTTCATACCAGCACCGGCTGCCTTCAGACCACCAACTAAACCTTTCTCACCTTTCATCTCAGCAGCGATATTGACGAACGTTGCACCAACTTTTTCTTTTACTTCAGACTGAATCTTATCGAAACTGAAACCTTCTCGTATTGCACCCTTTATATCAAGTTCCATTATCCTATCAAATGTACCGAGAACTTTCTTCGCACTATCAGATGCATCTGAGAGTGCTTTGTTTTGCAATTCAAGTGATGATACAACTTTCTTATCAAGTTCAAGTCGTCGTTCCAATGACTCAAGCTCTTCTTTTGACATATCACTCTTGCCACTTTCAAATTGGCTACGCTTGTATGCTAAATCGGCCTGGCGTTCTTCAATCATTTCTTGTTGTCTTGAAAGGTCGAGTTTTTTGTATTCACCCTTTGACGCTTCTCCAGCTGATTTCGTTATATCACGTTGAACCGAAAGAATACTCTTTGCCGTCTCTTCATGATCTTCATATGCATCCATGAAAGATTCTGACACAGAGCCCTGCCTCTGTATCAGTTGTATGAGACCCTTGGCCTCAGCGTTTTGTTGCCTCATGTATATTAGACTAATGTCTTGTGATTTTGCCCATACTTGAGATGCACCAGTCAATTTCTCTTGAGAACTCGTTGCAAGAATGGTGGACTTTGCTCGGTCATCCGCCATTTTTGTCATATCGTCTTGTTGGCGTTTTCCAATTTTCAACAAATCTTGTGCAAGATTCTTTTGGTCTAAACCAATCTTGTTCCGTTCTTCTTGAAGCTTATTTAGTTTTTCTTCACGTTTATACCACTCTTCATGTTCTTCATCTATTTCTTTCTGAAGCTTTTTGGCTAATTCAGTTTCACCTTTTCCAATAGTCTTCAACTTATTGAGTCTTTCAGTTTTTTTCGTGATAGACTCTACTAGCTTCTCCGTTTCAAGAAACTCATCATTCGTCTCTTTGACTATCTGCTTGAATTTTTCCGCACCCTTTTGTTTTTCCGTGAATTTGGACGCACGTTCTTCCCTCACATTTGGTGTGGGGTTTCCTTGAGATTGGTTTGTTTGTTGGTCTTTTCTTTTAGCCATTTACCGACTCATCCCTTGTAACGGAATTTATTCTCTCTTTCTTCTGCATCTTTACAACGTTCAGGATACTTCTTGCAGTACTCTGTCAAGTGGTTATCTATCTCAGCGTATGTATCATTCATACGTTTTACCGTAGCCATGAGTTTTTGATCGCCTTTGAACGCACGTTCGAGTGCAGCGATTTTACGTCTTGAAATAAAGTCGATAATCATATCAAGTAGACTTTGTTTGACCGTTTCCATTCATTCCTCCATAAAAAGTAGGGTTTACATACCTATAAATATGTAAACCCTGAAGATTATCGTTTTGTTGGTGGAGAAAACGTTGGTACAGTTCGTTTTGCCTTACTGTATTCAGAACTCTCCGCTTTGTTCTTTGTTTCTATTGCCTTCGTCACCTGTTGTATGTAAAAACGTCTCAGGTGAATTGGTAGTGAATAAACATCATCCCATATGAATCCACCTTTTCCATAATAACACAGTGAAAAGATTTCCTCATGCAATCCTAATTTATACTCAGTTCCCAGGCCAAAAAAATGAAACATCCATCGGAATGTCCATCTCCTTTACCTCACCCGTTGCATCTGAAACAAATGTAAACGTCATATCGAGGTCGGGAGATATTTCCTTCATATATGAACGTAAGGCACGTGAATCGAGTGCAAACAGTTCGTTATCTACGAAGTTGTTTATTGCCGCTCGACCCATTTCACCATCCACGGCTATGATAACGTTCTTCAACCGTGTTGTCAATTCATTATCAATACCTGTGCGTACTTTTGTTTTATTCATACCCTTGATTTCTGTTTGGATTTGTTTTTCCAAACCATGTGTCATTAGACGGAAGGTGACAACCCGCTTTGACTGCGGCAACTCAAAATCAAATTCATTCTGTCTGGACTCTAATAGAGAATAATCCACCTCCTTGTGCTCTATTTGAGTAAGGTCTATTGTAACTTTTTGTTTTGTTCCCGGCGAAAACGGGTCGTCAACTTCTACCGTGTAATCCTTACCATATCCTAAAATTCTTGCAGCAACCATCACAGCATTCTTATCACCGATGTGTAGGTCTGAGTAGTTCATTGGAGTAACGATTAGTGACTCAAACAACTTATCCAAGACCACACCCTGTTTGATAAGGTTCTGTGAGGTTAGAATATCCTCTTCCTTTGCAGTCATATACTTCATCTCAATCACACCTTCTCCAAGTGGATGTCCTTCTGGATAAAGTAATCCTCTTGATGGGAGTGGTATGATTTCTGTTGGGAAGTTCGACTTCTTGACGGACGTTTGCTTGAAATCCGCCATCAAATTGGCTTTCAATTCTTCGTCAGACATCTCCATAGCTGTCTGTGGGAGATTGTATCCCGTTGGGACTTTTGACATAACTAAATCCTGTTACTAATGAAACAATGTTATTGTAATTCGAGCTATTACTGAATCTTTTTTGCAAGTGTTTTCAGATCACTTACATCCCTATTGGCACCCTTGAATTTAGTCTTCAGTCCAGCGAATAGAGCTTTGATCTTATCCTTTATAGTACCAAACAAAGTTCCTTCACCAACACGTTGAACACCAAGTGAAGCACTTACCTTTGTGATAGTTTTTGTGCTCTCGAGTGTCTCATTGAGAATGTCTTTTATCTTCTGATTCACCTTCGTTAGTGCCAAATCAAATGCCTGCTTGTAACTGGTATTCGTTCTTTCATAAGCACTTCGCTTTATGGTCAATAAGAACTTCTTCGTCTCAATTGCCTTTTGTCCAAGTGCCTGTACTTCTTCCATAAGAGGGAGTAGTTCATCATTTAGATCGTTATATTCAGTTTTGAGTTTATTGAGGTGAGCCGTAACTTGATCTATTTCACCTGAAAGTTCTGCATATCGTTCTATCTTTTCTTCGATTTGCTCAAAAGGAAGCACTGCTTCATGAAGTTTCTTACGAATACCTCTTAGTGTTTTTTCAGACTCTTCTAAGAGTTCTTTTCTACTTGATAGTTGCATTGATTCTACCTCAGTTGAATGATACCGTTACCTATAGTAATAAATATGGGCACGTCGAGAAAAACCCAACGTACCCATAAAAATGTTGACTTCAAAGATTAGTATTGAAGTATAGCGTAATCATAAGCAAGGGTGAGTGAAATTTCAACGAAGTTATCCGTTGACCAATCCATATCACCAAATGTTGTTGCTGTAATGAAAGCACCCTTCAGAGTCCATTCTTCGACCTTATCACCAACCGGGCCGAGAACGTTGAAAGTAATGTCCTTCTTGTAGAAGTCCGAATAACCATCACGACCTGTTACAGACTCGTGTGATAGACGAACCCACTCCATAACTGCTTGTGCAGCAGATGGAACAATCGGGTCATATAGCTTGATAGTCACGTCCTGCCATTCACCCTTACCCTTTACTTTACGCTTGACGTTGATGTGGTCAAGTGTGATTGGGTTGAAGTTGATATTTGGTCTGCTCGCACCCTTGATAAGGTAAGCAGGAACGCCTTCAATGTACATGATAAACCTATTCGCAAGTTTAGGTTCATATGGGGTAAAAAATACTTCGGTAGGATCGAGTAATTCAGCCATTTATTTCTCCAAGTTTGAAAATCTCTCTTTCACATAAATATGGTTGCCAGAAAAAAACATCAGAATAGATTCCACATAATACGTTCCGCATCCGGTCTACTGATTGAGATGTTGTGTTTCTTAGCAGTATCTCTAATCCAAGTCTGACAATCCTTCATAAATGTCTTTGCCATATCAGAGTAACGTTTCATTTCAGTTTTGAACTGAGGATTCTTCATCACTTCTTTTTCAAGGATAGGATAATTTGTACCCGTGTCTTCTGATATGTCATAACGCACTTCTTCGTGTTCGATGTCATAGTATAATGATACAGGAACCTTTGCCGTTATGGCTACACTCATTTTCTTTCCTTCTACATTTATCATATCAGTGTAACGCTTATCAAATTTCTTATAGTTGCCGGTATCTGCACGTAGTCTATCAACTAGGAAGTTTGTTTCAGACTCGTTGAGTGTTGACTCTTCCTTCATCTTACCAAGTTCTTCCTCGGCTTCTTTTAGTAATTGTCTTCTCGATGATAGTTTCATTTGTATTTCCTTTTGTAAAAATTGGGGAGCCCGTTAGGACTCCCCATTTATTTCATTAGGCACCAGGGAATGCCGCACCTGTTGATTGAATGTTGAAGTCAAGAATGATGAATTCAGCAGTCTTAGCCGGTTGTAGGAACAACTGACCATACAGGATGTTACGGTCGATGATGTCAGGTGTATTGTTCGACTCGTCCATGATAACACGGAAGGCATAAAGACCTTGACGTTGTTGGATTGACTCAAGATATGGAGTAACAATGTTCAGGAAGCGTGTACGTGTTTGTGTTGTGTTTTGTTCGAACACAAGGTAACGTGTAGCGGATGCGATGAACTTCTTAGCTGCAATCAAGAGACGACGAACATTGATACGGTCAAGAGCAGATGGACGACCTTGAAGTGTCTTCTGACCCCATACACATACTCCTGTTGATGGGAATACTGCGATTGGGTTGATACGTGATTCATAAAGTTCATCACGTTCAGCGTGTGTCAGACGTGTCTTCACTTCAATAACTTCTGTGAGACCACCACGATTCAAACCAGCAGGAGCGAACCATTCAGCAGCAACACGGTCGTTGAAAGCGATAACACCAGGAAGAACGACTGAAGGTGGAACCCAAATTGGCTTGTTTCTATCGAAGTCAAGAATCTTGACCCAAGGATAGTATGTAGCGGCATAATTTGAATCGAATCCTTCTGTTGTTGATTTAGCAGCAGCAATATTTTCATTGATACCAACCAAATCCATCACATAGAAAGCATCACCACGGTCTTCGCAAACATCCTTCGCGTATGTTGTAATAGGTGAGTGGTCT